ATGTTTTTCGATACATGTGTACACATAAATTCAAGGATGACCGAAAGTTTCACGATCGCAGAGGTGTAGAATATGACTTATTTTTAGAATCTATGTCTTCCTATCCACAAGATCTAGTTCAAGCTGTTTTAGATTACCCTGGGTTTCTTGATAAGACACACTCCGTTTCTCGTAAACATAAGTCAAAAACGAATCGATCTAAAGATTAGGCTTCATATAATAAGAATGGGCGATACAATTATTGGTGTCCAATTTGGGGTTGCCAATCCTGAAGATATCCTGTCCAGAAGCGTAGTCGAAGTCAAAACTGATAAAACGTATCAAGGAGATGTACCTGCTGTAGGTGGTGTCTTTGATCCGAGATTTGGTGTCACTGAACAAGGCAAATCATGTCCTACCTGTAAGCAAACTCATTTGCTTTGTCCAGGTCATTTTGGACATATTCGTCTAGCTAGACCTGTATATCTATACCAATTCATTGAAGTAATTCAAAAGCTTTTGGCTGTTGTCTGTATTTCTTGTAGTAACCCTTATTTGCCCGATGATTATTTGGAAGAACTAGAAAAGACCTATAAAGGAACCCAAAGATTCAATGCTGTTCGTGAAGCAACTACTACTTATAAAGAACGTGATTTGAAAGAATCTTCTTCATGTGGCCATTGTGGATCTCAACTAATTAAAAAAGTAGCACGTGCTGACGGAAACGTTACAGCACTTCAAGCTGTGACCTATAAAGATGATTCTGAACCTTTCCGTCTTCAACCTGAACTTGTTTTGAGATGTTTTCAACGTATTACTGATAGACATATTGATTTGGTTGGATTCAATCCTAAATTTTCACGACCCGATTGGATGATGTGTACAGTTTTGGCTGTTCCTCCATTGACTGTACGTCCTTCTGTAGTGATGGAAGATAATCAACGATCTGAAGATGATTTGACACATAAACTAATTGATATTATTCGTCAAAATAATGCTTTGCGCGATAAAATTGATAAAGGTGAGTCTGGTGATATTATTAACAAATTTACTGATTTGCTACAAATTCATGTAGCTACCTATGTTGATAATGATATCAAAGGTATGCCTCCTGCAGCCCAACGATCTGGTCGTCCATTGAAAACTCTCAAAGCCCGATTTGGAGCAAAAGATGGACGTGTACGTGGAAATTTAATGGGCAAACGTGTAGATTTCTCTGCGCGTTCCGTAATTACTCCTGATCCTAATATTGATGTAGACCAACTAGGTGTTCCTGAAGAAATCGCAAGTAATCTGACTTTTCCTGAAATTGTTACAAAATATAACCGTGATCGTCTAATGACTTACATTCGTAACGGTCCTACAAAGTATCCGGGTGCTAAAACTATTGAATTCAAAGCTGATGGACGTCGTATGCATTTGGGGTTCATTAATCGTGAAACTGTAGATCTCAAAGAAGGAGATATTGTACACCGTCATCTAATTGATGAAGATGTTGTTTTGTTTAATCGTCAACCTTCTTTGCATAAAATGTCTATGATGTGTCATCGAATTAGAGTTCTACCATATTCTACATTTCGTCTCAACGTTTCAGCAACGAAACCTTATAATGCAGATTTTGATGGTGATGAAATGAATATGCACGTTCCTCAAAGTGTTACTGCCGCAACTGAATTGAAAATGATCGCTTCTTTGCTCAGACAAATTGTTTCTCCTCGTACATCTGAACCTATTATTCAACTCTTTCAAGATACATTGACTGGTGTTTTCCGTATTTCTGATGATTCTGTTAGTGTACCTGAACATTTGGCAATGAATATGATGGCTAGAATGAAACGTCCTCTTGGATCATTTAAAAGACTAGATAAACCTGTTACAGGAAAAGATATCATTTCTACTACATTTCCTTTGATGAATTTCAAAGCAGGTTCAGTTGAAGTCAAAGACGGTCGCCTCATTGCAGGACGTCTCAATAAAGGTGCGTTCAGTAAAGCGTCTAAAGGAATTATTCATAACATTTTCAATGATTTTGGTCATGAACGTGCGGGTGAATTCATTAATGCCGTTCAAAATGTTGTGACAAAATATAATTTGTTTTCTGGATTTTCTACTGGTCCGTCTGATTTGATCGCAGATATTGAGACATATAAAATGATTGATTCTGTATTGAAAAAAGGAAAGGAAGAAGTAGGTCAAATTCTTTCTGATATGCACGCAGGACGTTTTGTGAATACAGAAGGCAGATCAAATGGCGAAGAACTAGAACTGAAAATAACAAAGGCTTTGAACGGAATTAATACAAAGATTGGTGAAGATGCAGTGAAAAGTCTGGATTCCCAGAACAGAATGCTTCAAATGACATCTAAAGGTGCTGGTTCTAAAGGTTCTGAACTAAACATTACTCAAATGATGGCTTTGCTTGGTCAACAAATTGTTGATGGTAAACGTATTCAATATACTATGGATAATCGTACTTTGCCACACTTTGCTAAATTTGATGACGGTCCTGAATCTCGTGGATTCGTTGAAAATTCATTCATTTCAGGAATCCGTCCAACAGAATTCTTCTTTCACGCTATGGGTGGTCGTGAAGGTCTCATTGATACAGCTGTAAAAACTTCTGATACAGGATATATTCAACGTAAACTTGTGAAACTTATGGAAGATATTCATGTTGATCAAGATCATACTGTTCGCGATATTAATGGATGTATTGTTCAATTCGTGTATTCTGAAGATGGAATTGATTCAACTTGTGTAGAAAATCATGATTGTGATCTTGGAATTCTTACTATGGAACAAGTGTACGCATCCTTTGCATGTACTCGTGATGAATATAAAGCTGTATGCTCTGACGTTTCTGAGAATCCTCCAGATCTAATTGAACAGATTTTGGAAGATCGTCGTATTCTAGTTCACCATGTCTTGAGATTTCAAAATAAAACAGAAGTTCGTGCTCCTGTTCATCTTGGTCGTCTCATCGCAAAATATCGTAATCCTTATTCAGTCAAGACCGATTTAACACCAGATTATGTAGTTTCTGAATTGGAAAAACTTTGTAAGACCGCCTACATTCAATCCAATAAACTCTTTCATATTCTCCTCCGATTCTATTTAGCTCCACGCAAATCTATTCTAATCTACAGATTTTCTAAAGATTTGTTTGATGAAATGATTTCTGAAATTAAGTTCAGGTACACAAAATCTTTGGTTCATCCTGGTGAAATGGTAGGTCCTTTGGCCGCTCAATCTATTGGTGAACCTACTACACAACTTACTCTGAATACTTTCCACACTGCAGGAACTACTAAAGCTAATGCCACTCAAGGTGTTCCTCGTATTCAAGAACTTCTTCACGTTTCTGAAAATCCCAAAAATCCTTCAAATGTAATCTATCTCAAACCTGAACTTTCATTGTCTCAAGCTAATGCTCTGAGCGCAATGAAATTGATCCAGAAAACTACTTTGCGTGACGTAACAAAATCTGTTCGCATTTATTATGATCCTAATCCTCTTTCATCTGATACTGCTGTTCAAGAAGATCGTGAAATTCTTAAAGATTTTGAAAAGTTTTCATTGACGCAAGGATGTGCTTCTCCATGGATTATGCGTTTGGAGTTGGATGATCAGAAAATTGCAGAACGTCGTGTGATTGATATGACTTTGATCCAATCTAAAATTGAAAATAATAAAGTTTTGAAAGTATTTGATTGTATTCATTCTGATGTAAATGCCGAGAAACTTGTATTACGAATCACGTTTGGTATTGATGTTGCTAAAAATGCTTTGTCTTTGAGATTCATTGAAGATAAACTTCTTGACACAATTCTGACTGGAGTTGATGGAATCGGACGTGTATTTCCTCGTGAAGTCAATGATGAACTTGTTTACGATGAAAAAGTTGGTGGATATCGTCCCATGAAACAACACGTTTTGGACTCTGAAGGATCTAATTTGCTAGAACTATTCACCAAAGAAAATGTAGATGCTACACGTACATTTTCTGATGATATTCATGAAGTTCTTGACGTTTTCGGTATCGAAACGGCTCGTATGACTTTGTATGAAGAATTAATGAAAGTTTTCGTTACAGAATATATTAATTATCATCACGTATGTCTGCTTGTAGATGCTATGACGTATCATGGCCATTTTGTTGAAATTAATCGATTCGGTATGTCCAAACTGGATAATGGTGTTCTTGCTAAATCCTCATTTGAACAAACATCAAAGATTTTGTTTGAGGCTGCAGTATCTGGAGAATTTGATACCATGCGTGGTGTTTCTGCCAATATCATGTTTGGTCAAGTTCCTCCTTGTGGTACAGGATTTGTTGACATTCTTGTAGATGAATCTAGATTGCCTGAAGGTGATGAAGAAGTAGACGTTTCTGAAGCCGATCTGAAACATGCCAATGAACTTGTTCAATCTCAAGAAGAAAAAGATAAGGCACAGGGTGAATGTCGACTAGATGATATTGTGATGGCTTGGTAAGTTCTAAGTAAAAAAGTTTACCATTTCTTAGAGTAAATTTTTACCCTAAGAAGTGGGTTTTCCCTTTTTATTCTTTCTCTAAAAATCTGGTTAGGTCTTTTTTAAGATGAGGGTACTGTTCATACAATACAACTAGTTGTTCAACTGTTTGTTTAAGTTTATCATGGATAGTTATTGCTTTAGATGAAGTGCCTCTCCATTTAAAGTTTTCAGATTTAAATTCAATACAGAAACGATCGCCATGAGCACCATTTGCTTTTACATACCAAACATGTGTTGGTAGTTCAGTAATTCCTTCTGGAAAATTCACTCTACGATCTTTTTTCTTCTGATTCAGATTTTGTTCAGTTTGTGTAACCAAACGCAAATTCTCTTTGCGATTATCTAGACCATCACGGTTGATATGATCAATACTTTCTTTAGCACCTTTACCTGGAAATACGATACGATTCATAATAAAGTTATGGAGGTACAATGTTTTTTTCTCGTTATTAATCACGACATAAGTTGCGATATACTTTCCTCCAGTCGCAGCAAACCAATGGCGTGATTTTACTTTTTCGAGATCATTGTTATCAAACTTGAATTTTAATTCGTTACCATTTGAAATTAAAACACCTTCAACGCATGTTTCAGTTTCATGAAATTGATTACGACGTGGAGGTTTACCTGCTTTAGCAAATGTTTCACCTTGAATTGCATAAGCCATTTTGTTATACTAGTATATATACCACAGCGTGTAAATGGGTAGGCTGTGGGTGGTCTTACACATACTTTCTAGTTGCTATATGCTAACCCACCCATTCCAGACATCACACGAAGCACGTTGTAGTTCAGAGCGTACACGCGTACCTGGGCAGTGTTGTTACCGACCACGGTGTTGACGGACACAGTGAGCTGTAGAGTGGCCTTGTCGATACGAGAAAAGTTGCAAGTACCGGAAGGCTGGTGCTCCTCAGGACGCAGAGCAAAAGAGTAGCAATTGATACCCTGAGAAGGGGTACGAGTGTGGTGCTGGTAAGGCTGTACACGATCGAAATAAGAACCTTCACGATCAGTGAAACGATCTTGGCCGTTGAGCTGTAGCTTACCTACTTCTACAGGGTTCTTACCTTCGCATCGTACACCAGATGCTAAAATCACCTTGGCGAGTAGGTAATTCACACCAGAATCGAATGCAGCAGCTTCAGCAGCAGTACCACTTACAGCGCTACTAATATGTCCAGGTCCTGCGTCGGTAGCAGTACTGTAATTGCCACTATCGTTCACACCCAGAGCCATAGTTCCAGATGCAACTGCATTACTTCCAGCACCAGATAAGAGAGACATGATAGTACCTTCCGTGGAGAAGTCATCGGAGTAGTTAAAAGGTTGTTGGCCACCAACAGCAGCTAGCCATTGAGGATTAGAGCAGTCTACGAAAGAATCGCGCTGTACTACCCATAGAAGTTCCTTTACAGGGTGGTTAAAGTTGAGCTGGATCTTGTTGGAAGAAGAGGTGATAGACTCAGCACCAGTGTACTGTACCTGTTCAATGAGGTACTCGTGACTCTGTTGAGCAAAACGACGACGTTCCTCAGTGTCTAGGTATACGTAGTCTACGTATAGAGAGCAGGCAGCTAAAGATTGAGAAATGCCACGAGTTGGTACACCAAGAGATTCAGCATAAGTACAGTTCTCCCAAGTCTCAAAGGTTACATTCACACGCACTTCGTGGTACTGAAGAGCGATGAGAGGAATGGCAAGACCAGGATTACGGCAGAACCAGAACTGTAGAGGAATGTACAAGGTCTTAGCGGGAGTACCTGCACGAGGAATACAAGCTTGAGTTACTTCGCTAGAAGAGCAAGTTTTATCTAGAGGTTCACCGGCTGCATTCTTAAGTAGTACTAAGTCATGGGTATTACCTACTAGAGAATCAAGAGCAGGAATCTGACCAGCATTAGTAGCTAGCTGAGTCCAGATCTGCATCCAGTCACCATACTGACGATCAATGCGTTGACCACCAATTTCAAGCTCTACCTGGTTGATTAGACGGTGACCAATGTAGCTCACCCAGCGGAAAGAATCAATAGCATTACCTAGCTGGGTAGCGCTAGATACATCGATCTGGGGGAGTACTACCTGTACGTAGGTACGGAACATCAGATCAGCGTTACGATTAATCACGGCAGTCACACGCTTGTTGAAATCTGCCTGACCGTTAAAGGTCACTTCAATAGATTCCATGGCAAAGTTAGTGTGACGCTTGTAAAGAATCTTCCAGAAAGTAATCTGGGGATTACCGGAAATGTAGATATCCTGGGCACCATAAGCTACCAGCTGTAAGAGACCACCTGCCATTGTTTATGTCCTACTGCGAGAAAAAAATATGCCGAAGAAATAATGTTCTGGTACTACCCGACGTCGAACCTTCTTCTGAATACTGTTTTGCGTTCTCTAGTACTATTTGGTTTTCTTGTTTGGAATGGAATGTCTTATTATAATGCTTATTGGGCTGCTATTATACATGATACAATTTCATTAAGTTTATTGCCCCGTTGAACCGAATCCTCCTGATCCACGTGAATCAGGTGCCAATGGAAGATCATGTTCATTATCTACTAGCGTAATACTTCTCCAAGGCATCCAATTCTGTCTACAAAGTTGAAAGTATCGAGTACCATCACTGATAAGAATATGATCAGATTTATCAATAACATCAACTTTTGCTTTCAAAGATCCTCTATATCCCATATCAATCAATCCAATTGAGTTAGATAGACGAAATGGAGAATTTGAAATTGAAGATCGAGGAACTAGAAGTAGAGGTTCTGGGTGTCCCAAATCACTCGTTGCTGCAACTTTAATTCCAAAATCAAATGTCAATTGTTTAGCCCATGGTTTAGATTGATATACCATAGGAATATCAAATCCAGAATCAGTTGAACGACTATTTTGAATTTGAGTGTTCAAAAAATCACGAAGTAGTTGATTAGAAGTATACATAAACAAATGCATTTCTACTTATAGTCAAACTACATATAAATCACAATGGTGCTTGAAATCAGTGTAGGAATGATATGTTTTATACCGCTATTATATACTTGTTTTGTAAGCGATAATAAACGCTAGAACTGCAGAAGTTTGAACGACCAAAAGCTTTAAGGATTCATGTAAAGACAGACGACCTAGTGCATAATTTAATAAAACAAATAATGGATTAAAATGAGTTATAGATTCATGAGCAATAAGCATAGCGGAAGTATACGCCAATCCAATAAAATATGGATTACCGTGTGTCAATATTGCAGTTGCGCAAATAAGAATAACACCCATAAACTCTAAAAGTTCAGGAATCATTTCTTTAGTGGAAAGCAAAGAGAATGAAACAACAACTTTTACTATTTGGTATTGCCGTAGTCGTATGTTCAGCATTAGCTGGATACCTTTTTGCTCAAATTCAGCCTGTTCAACAACAAGGTCCTGGAGCTGCTTCAGCATTAGTTCTGGCATGTATCGATCCTAGATTTACCGCATCTTTAGCATGGTATTTGACCCATCACAAAGAAGTTATTAATGATTATGATTTAGTTGCTTTGGCAGGTGCTTCTCTGGGTGTTTTGCAAACAACCTACGGTTCTTGGCAAACTACATTTGTAGACCATGTGAAATTAGCTTTGCAATTACATAACATCAAAGAGATTTGGGCATTTGATCATTTAGATTGTGGAATGTATAAAGCTACTTTAGATTTGAAGGAAGATAAAGACAGTGCTATTCATATTGAAAAATTACAAGAGTTAAAAGCATTTATAAAACAACAGTTTCCTGAATTAGGATTCAAAGGATTTATTATTGATGTTCGTGGCAATATTGAAAAGGTAGTAGTTTAAATGTTTATAGTATTATTCATAAAAATGGAAGAATATTATAGACAGAGAGTTGAGATTCCTTCTGATATCAATGAACATCTTCCTACACTTCGAGAGTATACCTTGAAATGCGATTCAGTAGTTGAATGTGGAGTTAGAAATATTGTAAGTTCTTTTGCGTTTGCTGTTGGGCTGAAAGGACGACCAAATACATATACAATGGTAGATCCTTACAAATCAGGTCAGATTGACATTTTTCTACAAATGTGTCAGCAAGAAGGTGTGAATGCTACGTTTGTAAATCAAAGTGATCTAGAATGTCCTTTAGTTCAAACTGATCTTTTATTTATTGATACATGGCATGTATACGGACATCTGAAACGTGAATTGGCTTATTGGCATTCAAGTGTTCAGAAGTATATTATTATGCATGATACAACAGTTGATGAAATTTTTGGCGAAACCTTGAGAGCAGGATGGGATGCTATTCAACAATCAAAAGAAACTGGAATTCCAGTTGCTGAAATTACTAAAGGGTTGTGGCCAGCAATTGAAGAGTTTCTACAAGAACATCCTGAATGGAAACTTGAGAAACGATATACAAATAATAACGGTTTAACGATTCTAGCCAGAATTTAGAAAAAAAATGTCTTATGGGAAATATACGTACGGTAGTTGTTCCGTTCGTAATTGGGGAGAAGCATCTAAGTTAACTGTTGGAAAGTTTTGTTCTATAGCAGATAATGTTGTCGTATATACTGGAGGAAATCATCAGGTGAATTGGGTTACAACATATCCGTTCGGTCATATGCATACTGAAACATTTCCTAGAGAATTAGGAGAGTATGCGCATTTTTCAAAAGGAGATGTTGTTATAGGAAATGATGTTTGGATAGGATCTGGAGTCACTATAATGTCTGGAATAACTATTGGTGATGGCGCTGTAATAGCAGCAAATAGTACAGTAACTAAACATGTGGAACCTTATTCAATTGTAGGAGGTAATCCTGCGAAATTAATCAGGTATAGATTTACACCTGATCAAAATCAAAAATTATTGGAATTAAAATGGTGGAATTGGTCTGAAGAAAAAATCAATCAGAATATGGCATTGATGTGTAGTGAAAACATACAAGCATTTATAGATTATAACTCTCTAACAAACACGTGATAACCTTTTGATGAAAATTGTTCATAATCGCATGAATGTAAATCTTCTCCACATAAAAGAACTACTTTATGCGGAGGATAATATTTATTAACTAAGTCAAATCCAGGTAGACCACGGTGATAAGAACCATAAATAATCAAATCATAATTTTGTTGAGTAATATCTGCGGCGACAAGAGCATCTTTTGAAGAGTTATGTAATTCTTGAGGAATATTACCTGTATATGTAATACCTTTTCCGTAATATATATTGTATGGCCCAACATCTTTATATATATGTGGAATTTTAGGATAATCATGACATTCTGAACCAATCAAATCTTTGAATCCTTGTAAGGTCAAACACCGCAAATAATCTGGCCCAACATCTTCTGAAAGAAATAGGATTCTTTTTGCTTCTGAATGTCCAGATTTATCCAAAATATATTGAGCCATTTTTTTAGTAGTTAAATGTTGACGTGTATATTCTAAAAGTTCTGAAGCTAAATTTCCAGGATCTGAATTAGTTTCATAACATTTATTTGCTTGTAAGACTAGTTCTTTAGGAAAAAATGTCATTGTGTTTGGAGGAGAGTTCTCTAAATCAGGAAAATAGGGAATACATCCTTGAGATAAAATTTCATAATGACGCATACAATCCCATCCTGCCTTTTTAGTTGTTCTAGCAAATGTAGAACTTTTATATTCATTGTAATAGTCGGTTTCATTTTGATAAATATATGTAGATATATTACCAGGAATCAAATCTGAGATTCGTTTAGTTTTCGGAGGAATTTCAGAAACAAGTTTAGATTCTGGTATAGAAAACCCTATTGGATATATTGGCATTTATTTGATTGGTTTAATACTATCTAAACTTATTCAAATACTAGGCGAGGAACAATATGCATTGCTTCCAGTTCTTGACACCATAGTTTCATCGCATAAGGAATTGTTTTCTGTTCGAATTCGGTGCGTACACCACATGTTCCACATTCGTACAATCCAGCATCTTTGTTCACTACAGCCATAACTCCACAATTCTTACAGAATCCTGTTCTAAACGGATCTGAAACATCCATTAGACGTTCTTTAGTAAACATTGCTGTGCCGTGGGACAACATACAGTCACGTTCCATTTCTCCTACACGCAATCCACCATCACGAGCTCTTCCTTCACAAGGTTGACGAGTCAAAGATACAATAGGTCCTTTAGCACGTGAATGAGTTTTATCACGAACCATATGTTTCAGTCTCTGATAGAATGTAGGACCCATAAAGATTTCTGCTTGCATCATTTCTCCGGTCTGACCGTTATAC